AAGAAAACAATGACAACGACATAAACATTGTTGATGAAGAATTAGATTTTTAATTAAAAAAAAATACTACTATGGAAAAAGAATTCAAATATAAATTCAAAATCAAAAGCAAGAATAAGTTAGCATTTGCTAACTATTTGAATATATTCAGGAAATTAAACATCATCATCAAAGATGCGGAAATACTTATAGAATATGGCATTTTAGAGGCATTTAAGGGCACGCATTTTATTAGGATAAGAAAATATAATGGTGATGTATATTTATTTTATTCGCATAAAGTAACTATATTTACTAATGATGATGATATCATTAAGACATTGAATAATGGAGATAAACTGATAAGAATAAAAGAAGATGGCACTGCTGAAATACTTGGATTTATTGAGGAAGTGCTATTTAGTGTGCCTGAAATTTTTGAGTAATTTAAAAAAAATAAATACTATGACAAAAGAACAATACAAAAAAGCATTCATTGAAAACATTAGTAAATACTACAAGAACGGCTTGCTGATGAAGAATGGCAATGTTGTTGAAATAGCGAGTGTATTCACGATTGATGATTATATGTATGTATTTCTACCCGAACAGATAAAGAAACAGCACGGCGTAGAAGGATACTTGAAAGCGTTGATATATGCGGAAGAGATGATGAATGAAGATGAGCAATTTGCAAGTATAGTAGAGATATTTAAGAAGGGGATAGCGGCTGCGAATGAAAGATATTTAATAGCGAAAGATGGAATTGCATACTTAAAAGAGATGGGCAAGACGCTTGAAGGCAAAGGAAATGTGATAGTTATTGAATATAGGAAGAATGCGGAAAGCCAATAAATACAGGCGTTTTAACCACTTCAAACACTTTACCCACAAAACACTTGATTTTACGCACAAGACCACAGTATCTTTGTGGCATCAAAATTAAAAACTATGGAAGCAAAAGTAAATTACGCTGTTCAGCAAGTAGAACAGCAAGCTGTTGAAAAACAGCAACAACAAAGCAAAAGAGAAACATTAGCCAAAACCCTTGCTACACCGCCCCCGCAAGGGTTTATCAAAGAACATCCCCTTGTCAAAGGGTTGAAATACACGCCAATCGGCGTAGTTGAAGGGCTTTTGGATAGGTTGTTTGGCTTTGGAAATTGGAAAGTAGAAGTGTTAGATACAAAGATGTTTGCTAATTCAGTTGTGGTTGTGGTAAGATTGCACTATCGCATAGACGGAGAGTGGCTCTTTCACGACGGCGTGGGAGCCGCACCATTGCAAGTAAATGCAGGGGCAAAGCCAACTGATATTGATGAATTAAAAAATAATGCCGTGATGATTGGCTTACCTGCTGCAAAGTCCTTTGCAATCAAGGACGCAGCGGAGCATCTTGGTGAGCTTTTTGGAAGAAACCTTAATCGCACTTCTTATATTCCTTCTGTAAAGCCCGAAAATAAAGCGGAGCAGAAGGTTGTGAAAGTTGAATTGAAAAATCAAAAATAAAAATAAATCAATCAATAACTTTAAAACTTACAACTATGGACACCAATCAATTATTCAATGACCTCGCAAAGATTGCGGGGGAATTCGTAAAAACAGCAAGCGAAGCACTACAAAGTTCAAAGATTGAAATCAAACTGCCCGAAAGCCCGAAAATACGAGCTTCACAGATGTATATGCTATTCACTGATGCTCGTAAAAAAGGAGAATTGAGCGAGACAACTAAAAACCTTTGCTATCAAATAATAGCAAGGGAAATAGGTGCTTTGCGACAATGGACAAGTCGTTATGTTGAAAAAGGAGTGATTATGGAAGACGAAAGTATAGCATTTATCAATCAAGCATTAGGCACTAATTATGAAAAGAATTACATCGCTTACGACGGCGGCGTAATTACAGGCACTCCCGATATCATCACTAATGATGAAGTGATTGATATAAAGAATTCGTTTGATGTAGAGACGCATTTAAAAAACATTACACAAGATGAATTGCCAAAGCAGTATTACTATCAACTGCAAACTTATATGTTGCTGACAAACAGAGACAAAGCAAAGGTATTTTATGTTCTAATGCCTACGCCCGATTATTTGCTTGAAAAACAAGCAAGGGCGTTGGAGTATAAATACCAAGATTATGACAAAGCATTAGAGATGCTTAAATTGACAAACGAAGTAATCGCTTCTCTGCCCAATGAATTCAGGGTGTTTCAATATGCGATAGTAAAAGATGAAAATTTTCTGCAACAATTCAATGAAAGATATAAGCCGTTCAAGTTATTTTATAAATCAACGATTAAAAAACTGCACTTATGTTAGAACATATTTTTCAACAACTACTAATCGCCTTGCTACGCTTGGCAATGCTGCCAGGCGTGGCTTTGGCGATGATTGTTGAGGATATAATCAATCTAATAAATTTCTTGAAAACAGGCACTTATGAGAAAAGAAAATAGAAAGATACCATATTTCTATCATCAACAAGTTGATGGTAAGATGCTTGAATATGAATTCAAAGACAGAGACACTTTTACGGAATACATCATCAACACTGCGATTGCAGAATGCTTGACACCGCAAGATGTAGAAGCATTAAAATCGTTTAATAAAAAAAGAATGCGTGGAGCGTTGTGCTTCAAAAAGCAATTGCTTATTTATGTTTTAATGAACTTTGAAATAAAAAAAGATTGCAATTTATTGAAGCAATTGCATATCAATCGTTTTGACTTCTATCATTTAGCACAAATGCCGAAAGATGATGTTATTGTTGAAGGGGAAAAGATGTTGAAGCGTGTAAGAGAAAAGATATTTGTTGAATTGTTTGGCGGATTAAAAGACGATGTAGTAATCGTAGATAGTCCAACAGCCGCCAAACTCCTTGATAAATGCGGGAAAGAGTACTTCCTGCTTTATGACTTGGGAAATAAAAAAGTTTCAAAGTGTATAATAAATAAAATAAATCAATAACCTTAAAAATCAAAAACTATGAAAATCAACAAAGCAAAACTCTTGATTGGCAAGAGAAAAGATGGCTCAAACTACATTGGAATTAAAGTCAAAAAGTTTGAAGAACCTGAAACTGAATATGTTTATTTCTTTGATAAATCAAGCGTTCAACAATTCAAAGAAGGACAAGTGATTACTCTTACGACAAGTAAGAACAATTCGGTTAAATTAGAAATCGCAAAGAAAAACGATGGTGAGAAAAAAATATACTTGACTTACCAAGACGAAAAAGTAGAAATGCGATTAGACAAATTTGGCAATTATTCTTATTTCAATCCTGGTGAAATAGTAATTGACCCATTTATCAGTGAAATAGCAAACGAACTCAAATCATCTGCAACGCTTGAAAATACAGGTGAAGCAGAAGGACAAAGCGATGATTATATTATTGAACCGAATGATTTCCCCTTTTAATTTATGAAAGAACAAGAAATACAATCATACTTTATGCGTAAGTGCCGTGAGAACGGCATTTACGCCGTAAAGTTAATTGCAACATCAAAAAGAGGTGTTGCAGATGTAATGGTTATTCATAAAGGGGTATATTTAATTGAATTCAAAACAAACAAAGGGAGACAAAGCGAAGCACAAAAGATATTTCAAAGTATATGCGAAATGAACGGCGTGAAATACTTGATAATTCAGGAGAAAGAACAATGCGATGAAGTTATTAAAAAAATACTATTATGCACATTTTAAGAGCAAGTGGTGTTTTGAATATGAATTAAATAAAGAATTATGCAACTATACGAATATCAAAGAGAAGCAGTAAATCAAGCAAAAGAAATACTGCAACAGCACGGCATTGTCTATCTCGCAATGGGAATGCGAACAGGCAAGACAATTACATCTTTAAGTATTGCTAATGAATTGCAATGTAAGAATGTTTTAGTTCTTTGCTCAAACAAAAATGTAGAAAAAGCATTCGCTGAAACGCTTGATAAATGCGGATTTCAAATGCATTTAAGTATTTCAACTCATCATCCTACAACGATAAATAAGTTTAGTAATCAAATGTATGATTGCATAATCGTTGATGAAGCCCACAATTTCAAGGCATTCCCGCAGACCAACTCACGACAAAAAGCATTGCGGAATATCGTATTAAATAATAAAAGTAAGGGGAATAATCCTTACATCATATTGTTATCAGGCACACCAACGCCCGAAAGCTACAGTGACTTATATCATCAACTATGGAGTGTTGGCAAAGAAACGCATAAAAATTTCTACATATTTGCGAAAGAATTTGTCAATGTAAAAGAAAAGAGAGTGAATGCGACGCAAGTAATCAAGGATTACAGCGATTGCAGGCAAGAGTATTTACAATCGTTAGAGCATTTATTCGTAGTAGTATCGCAAGAGGAAGCGGGAATTAAAACACAAAAAAATTTTATTCAATATCAGACAAAAAATAACATCACTGAATTGATTAGCGAATTGATTAGCACAAAAACATTAGCAATAAAAGATAATGTCATCTATGCTGATAATAATAGCCGTGAAATGCA